AAACATTTGAAAACTTAATTAGAAAAGTAGTTAGGGAAGAAATTGATTATGCGTTACGTAGAGAAATTAAATCACTTAAAGAAGATTTACGTGATGAATTAAAACCAACCATTACGGAACATAAAGAAAGAATGGTTGAAGTTCCTGAAACAGCAAAAAACTCTTTAAGAGAAAAAATAATGGGTAGACAACCTTTTAAACAACAACAACAATTTACAGGTAATAGTACTCTAAATGACCTCTTAAATGAAACAGCAGCGGGAAATACAAATACAGAATCAACAATGGTTACACCAACAGATCCTTTTGGTAATTCAGGAGTACTACCTACAGAAGCAATGCCCTCTCCTGTACAAAATGTCGTAAATAGAGACTATAGAGCATTAATGCAAGCAATAGATAAGAAAAAAGGAAAATAAATAAATGGCTAGTGTAAGAGATTATATACAAATTAACCCAACAGAAAAAAGAAATAAAGCTTTAGGAGTTATATTTCCTTTTGATGGAGAGGCTGTTTTTAATTCTTCTTTTACAACAGCAGAACAAGTAAAAAGTAATTTATTAAATGTATTACTTACTGAACCCGGAGAAAGAGTATTTAAACCTAATTTTGGAGTAGGATTAAGAAGTTATTTATTTGAAAATTCAAATGATTTTGCTCTTTTAGAGGAAAGAATAAATAACCAAATAAATAAAAATATAGCAGGTATAGAATTAACAAATGTAAATCTTGTTAAAGAACCAGATAGTCATGAGATAAAAATAACAATATCTTATAGAACCTTAGCTAATCAAGATTCAAATACTATAGAAATTAATTTTTCACAGGATAGTAATATTAATAATTCGGGAGCATCTTCTCCAAATGCAGGAGCATCTTCAGGAGCATCTTCAGGAGGAGCATCTTCAGGAGGAGGTGGATATTAAAATAAAATAATATGGCTTACAGCAAAATTTCAAATAAAACCCCTATAAAAGATGTTAAGTATTTAAATAAAGATTTTAATTCTTTTAGATCTGATCTTATAGAATTTACTAAAACCTACTATCCTAACACTTTTAATGATTTTACAGAGGGATCCCCAGGACTAATGTTTATGGAAATGGCAGCCTATGTAGGAGATGTTTTATCATATTACACTGATACTCAATTACAAGAAATATTTTTAGATACGGCTCAAGAAAGAACAAACCTATTTCATTTAGCATATACCTTAGGATATAAACCTAAAGTAACCTCAGTAGCTACAACAAATTTAAATATATTTCAATTAATACCAGCTTCAACAATAGATAATTATGCCCCAGACTTTAATTATGCTTTTACTATAAATCAACCTTCTTCTTTTTCTTCAGGAAATATTACCTTTTTACTTCAAAACCCAGTAGTTTTTGATTTTTCATCTTCTTTTGACCCTACAGAAACAACAGTATATTCTGTAGATGCTTTTAATAATCCAGAATATTATCTACTAAAAAAATCAACTCCTGTTATATCAGCAGAAAGAGTCAGTAAAGATTTTCAAGTAGGAGATGTTGAAAGATTTTTAATATTAGACTTAATAGATGAAGAAATAATAAATATAGAATCTATAGTAGATTCAGATGGAAATGAATACACAGAGGTTCCTTATTTAGCTCAAGATACTGTATTTGAAAATATAGCTAATGTACAAGGAAACACAACAACATTATATGAATTCCAAAGAGAAACACCATATCTCTTAAAA